GGACATGTTCAGCCTCTGCCAAGTTGCGCCCAAGTGCCAAGGCTGTCAGAGCTGGTGATGTAACCGTCCAGCCCGTAGCGTATGGCGTCTATGCAGTGGTTATGTGCGTCGACAATGACCGGGAGAATCTCATTGGTCTTCTTGTCGACTTTGTAGGAGTAGAGCCGGAACTCGTCGGCGGTGTGCTTGCAGCGCTCGTGAATGATGATTTCCTCAAACCCTTTCAGGTAGGTGATGCCATCCTCCACGCTGCCTTTCCACTTCGCCGCGGCGTCAATGCTGAAGCCCTGTCGGCCGATGTGGCTGATTGTCTCCGGTCGCGCGCTGTCGGCTTTGATGGGCCAGCGGCGCGCCTCGGGGACTGAATCGTAAAACTGCGCCATTTCGTCGAGCTCTACGCCGACGCCATAGGCCTCATATTCGATATAGAGCTTCGCGCCCAACATGAACATGCGGATCAGCGTGCTCGGGTCATTAGCGAAACCGAAGTCAGCACCAAAGAACAGCCGATCGGCCTGCTGCCAGAGGTCATCCGGGAACGCTTCAACGCGGTAGCGCTGCTTGAAGATTACCGCCTCAGATATCGATTTAGGCTTGCCCAGCCAGATGTGTTCGTACGCCTCGTAATCGACCCGCTTGCAATACTCCATCTCTTTGCGGAGCGTCTCGGGCAAGTACGGGTTGTCGTAGTAGTTCACCTCAACCGTGATGCTGTCATCAGGCGGGTTAACCACGAAACGCTGATAGGTCGGGTCTTTCTCTTCGCCGGGGTTGAACGACACCCAAATTTCCGAGCCCTCTTTACGGATGGTCGGCACAAGGATGTCCCACGAGTCAGCGGATACAGACTGGGCCTCTTCTACCCAGCAGATGTCCACGCCCTCAGTCGACTTGATGCCGAGCGGATCGAAGCGCAGCCCTTTAAACAGGAACTCGCTACCGCAGGCACTGGTAATCGTCTCGTTGGTGATGCGGAACCACGGGTTAAGGCCGAGCATCTCAATCTGGTCTTTCAGCAGCTTGTGCACTGAATCCTTGATCGAGTTCTGCACCTCACGGGTACAGAGAACGCGAAGCTTTTTGGCTGCAGCCATGATGACCAGCGCGCGGGCAATACCCCATGATTTAGCGCCGCCACGACCGCCGTGGAATACCTTGTAGCGAATAGGCTTAAAGAGAGGTTTGAATTTGGGCGCGAAGTTAAGTCTCTTCTCCGCTGTCGTCATCATCCGCTCCGAAGCTAACAACGAACGTAGGCGCAGCCAGCGGTAATCCGTTGGGGCCAACCAGTTCGTTTTTAATGTTGTCTTTGAATGCCTGGACGGTGACGTGCTTGCCAAGCAGTTCGAGGTTCTTGACCTTGTCAGGCCATTTAATCTTTTTCAGCAGTCCAGCAGCGTCGCCTGCCATCTCGGTGACGTCCATGCCAGACAGCGTTGTGCGCCAGACTTTAGGCCATTGCGCTATCGGCTTCAATTCGCCGTTGGTCATCAGGATGTCGAGGACGTCCATCTGGTCGATCTCAAACAAACGCTTCAGCACATAATCAGCATCAACATCGATCCGATCATTGCGCTGTGCTTTAAGTTCGGAGATTCTGTTCTGGACGCTAACATTTGCTAACAGTCGGGCGCCCTGCTCGTTCGAGGTCTTTTCGCTGTACCCCGCCCGAATGGCCGCTTGCGTGGCGTTCAAATCGATGAGGTACTCGCGACAGAACATCTCTTGTTTGTCGGTGAGTGCCATATTTAACCTAAAGAAAAGGAGTTTTACGTGAGTACTTCTGGCGATCTAAATGCAGTGCTTAACCAGTTGCTGATGGAAAATCGAGCTTTAAAATTATTGGTGCTTCCTCTACTCAGAGAGAAAAACATTGATAGTTTGAACGGGTTTATTTCTGAGGTTGAGGCCAGAACTAAACTGGCTGTTAATAACGAAAGAGACGCTGAGGCTGCAGAACAAATTAAAATCTCAGGCGAGCAAGCAGTAAGCACTTTGCGCACGATGATTGCTGAGAAGAGCGCCAGCCTTTAGTCATTATCGAAGCCGCTCAGTCAGTGGCTTCTGTAATGCCTATTACTTACCGCACAACTTTACCCATAGGTCATTGTGGTTATTGATGGCCCTTACCGTACGGATATCCATCAGATCAGCATCTTTGCCATGCGTTCTGATGGGAGCATCTTGTGTACAAAGGGAATCGACTGTTTTGGTCGGTGCTTCAGTCGTCGGAGTTGAACTGTGATTTGCGCAGCTTGTAGCGAGCAGCATCGTCAGACAGAGAAGCATTGGTTTCTTTAACACTGTTGGCCTTCTCCGTGTTTATTGCCTGCACCTTAGCCACATCATTAACCTGCTGTGACTCAACCTTTGCTGCTTCCACGTCAGCCTTTGCTTTCTCTTCAGTCTGCCCTTTGCTCTTACCTCCAAAGTAGGCGGCAACACCGGCAGCAATTAGCGAAAAGAAGGCGAAAACATAATTCCAGCCGCCTGAAAACAGGTGAACGAGAGTTGTCATGGCTGTCCGTCCATTTGCTGTTTGCGATCGCTAAGCTTTCTCTGCCGGATGAACTGAGCAATCACGCCCAGTGCGACAATGAAGTAACTCACGTACTGCGCGATGTTGACCGGCAACATGGATTTCAGGTCAGGCGGCAACATGTTCCAGGCTGAGATAATGGCATCAGGAGCAGATGCGAGGTAAACGCCCAGCAATGTACCTGCACCTGTCAGCCATACTGACCATGCTCGGAACAGCAACCTTGCATGCGCCACGAACTCAATCGAGCTGTATTTGCGCACCAGAAGCACAATGGCGATCACAACGATAACCACGGCGAGGAAGGCGATAACGTTCATATCTTCCCCTTGTAGATGTCGTATGAGCCGGTGCGCATCACCTCAGCATGGCGACGTGCGCGGCCGGGAGTCTGTTTAGCCCACAGGCTGTTCAGCATACCTTCGGCAGCACCCGTAAAGTTGCCATTGGATATCATGACCAATGTGTTTTTGAATGCCGCCAGACCATCCACACCCATCTGGTAAGCCATGCTGTACAGGACGTCTGCACGGGCCGGATTGCATTGCTTCAGGGCTGCGTAGATTGCCGGCCGACTGTTCATATCCAGCACCTTCTCATCCACAATCGCCTGCTTCCATACATCCCCTACTTTGCGAGGAACGCGGAAGGTGTAGCTGGTGAGCGGAGCGCCTTTGGGGCCGATGCGAATACCACCTGCCACCGTAGGGAACCCCAGCGTGTCGAGGTAAGGTGACTCAACGTAACCTTCCTCAAAGTTGAGGATCGGGATTATCTGACTCATCTGCCGGACTCCATCTCATTTGACTCATGCGCTCTTCACGCCGGTCGCGCTTACGCTGGAAGTGAATGTTCACAATGAACGTCGCGATAGCCAGAATAAAACCGCCCACAGCTAACCACTCGTTTAGAGACATGCTCCCGGCAAGGAAAGTCGCCCCCGACGTTGTATACGCCGCGGCTGTCGTTACTTTGTCTGCCATAGTTTTCATATCCACCTCCAGGAATGGAGGCTCGCTTTTAGGAATTGATGAAATTGTGAACTGAGCGAGCCAGGTTAGAATTCTTAGTGTCACGTAAGAAACCTTCCTGAAACTCCTCCACACCAATAACATCCGCTGTGTTTGAAAAAGATGCGCTACGCCACCAGGGTGAAATCACTATTTGGTGTTGAATGGCGTGCGCAAAAGAAAAAGGCCAGCTCTTTGGCTGACCTTATAATTTAGAGTTTGGTTGTGGCGGTAATCTGTAGCGGGTATTTGCTCGCGGCAGCCGATATGACCGCCGGCCCATTTCAGCTCGGTCGCCACAACGGAAAGAGCACAGCTATCCAGATTTTAGGTCTGGATGTCCTTTAGAGACCTTCGCAATGCTCTTACCTGTTGTGCGCTCCGTTTCGTGGAGCTAACGGCGGTTGATCAATCCGCACCTGAAGGGTACTTATTTTCAGCCTCAATGCTCATGCCCTCGCGAATAGTTTATGCATTCGCCAATGCACGATAGGCGTAAAAAAGCCCCGCCAGCTGGTGAGGCTGCGAGGCTCTTTGGAATCCACAAGATAGTGATGGAACTGACTGCTCAACGACTACTGCCGCGAGCATATCAGAACTCTAGCACTTCCATTTCGCGTTTTCAAATTATTTTTGCGAGTTCTCCGATTTAAGCTGCAATCTTCTGCTTGTTAGCCTCCAGTTCGAACACGATCGCGTGAAACACGCTTGCCTCAAGGAGTTCTCGACACCACTTGATTCGTCGCCAGGCTGACTGGCTGTCGATGCCAGTGAGCCTTGCCAGCTCTACTGCAATATCTTGCGAGCATTTGCGCTCGCAGTAGTATTTAATTGCAACATGTCGGATCGGGTTGTTAGGCGCAAAGAGACGGCAGATTACAGATTCAACCAGGTCGGCATCTTCTTGCTCGTTGGCGCGCTCGAGAAGATTGCTGACTGAATTCTGAGGGTTGATGATTTGCTTTGCCCTGATGAACAGCTCATCGCCTTTGTATCCCTGCTTGTGCAGGCTCTCTACCACTTCGAAAATGCGCTCTGACTCTCTGTCATTCCATTCCTGACGAATCATTAGCCGACCTAGCACGCTTACCTTGCCGCTGTCGGGGCCGACGTGGCCGCCGTACTTCTCTCCCCACATATCGAGCATGCAGCGCACCCATGCGGATTGCAGAGGAGTAATGAGCTTTACGGGGTTGAGGTATCGCTTCTTCAGGTCTGACTTGCGCATTACCTGCGCCAGCTGTGCGAGTGCGTCAGATTGCATGTTTAACCCCCAGTAATTTTGCTGAGTTGCGCAATATGCGGTAGTTGATTTCGAACATGCGGCTCATCTTCAGAATGCGTAACCTGAGCCATTTCTCTCTGAGGTATTCGTTCATGCTGCTTGCTCCATTTGTCGCTTACGCAATTTCTCGTAATGCCGCGCCCGACGTATGAATATGGCCTTCACTCGCTTCAGGTATGCGATATCGAATTTGCGTGGTGTGTTTTCGTGTTCAAGCCTTTCAACCCGTTGATGCCCTATCCGCTTAATCAGCCGGATTCGATATTCAACAGCGTTTCCGCTTAGTTGCCGGTTACATCGCGTGCAGGCTGAGTGAACATTGAAGACATTGAACTTGAGGTGGGATGCTGCGCCTCGTGACCGGTAATGACTGGCATCAACAGCGCTTCCTTTGGTGTAATTGCCTGTGTACTGCAGTTTGCCGCCGCAACTGACGCAATCTTTGCCGTAATCTCGCCAGCGTATATACCGGTTAAACGCCGCCTGAGCCTCTTTATCCCATTCTGTCTTCCCCTTGAACGCTTGCCTTCTCTCTCTGAGGTCGTCGCGCTGCAGACGCTCCTGCTTGCGTGTTTCACGCGCAGCAAGTTCCTCATCGCGTTTCTTGTTGAACGCAATGGCGCATTTGTAGTTGTGGCAGACTTTCTGGAGAGAACTTCGAGGGGTGTATTCGGTAGAGCAGATTGGGCAGGTTTTCGGCTTAGGCGGCTTGATGCCTTTAGCCATTATCACCTCCCTGCACCTGAACGATGGTAAGCAGGTTTCCGAATACAGCACCTGTATCGATGTAATTGAGATTGAAGGGAGACCATTTGCGCTTGATTGGCGTATGACCGAAGTAAAAAGCATCAGCGCCTTTTATCCTGTCACCAATGTCCTCTCCGATTGCACCAAAACGATCTCTGCTCCAGATGGCATCATTTAGGTCGATTGGCTTGTCGAATTCATAGTTGTTATCAGGGTAATCAGCATGCGCAATGACGACTACCTTGCCATTGGTTGCTAACTCGATCACGTATGGAAGACTATCAGCCTTAGCAATAAGCGCGCGGGCTAGAATTTCTTGGTCATAATCGAGACGATTAAACCAGTCACCGCCATTGTGGAACCACAGATTAACGTTCCTGCCAGCCAGTGCGTCGATTGCCATTTGCTCATGGTTGCCACGAACACAAACAAACCACTTCTCCATGATTAGGTCGAGGCATTCCAGGCTTTGCGCGCCGCGGTCTATCAGGTCGCCCACTGAAATCAGTAAGTCCCGCTCACGGTCGAATTTCAGCTCATCTAGCTGTGTCATTAGCCGGTTATAGCATCCGTGCAAATCGCCAACGATAAAGATATTGCGGTAATTACTGCCATCAATGCGCTTATAGATTTTACTCATCGGCCTCTCCTGTTAGCCTGAAATTTGGGTCGAGAAGCATCCACAGGTCGAGGCATGAGGTGCAGGCGTAGACTTCGGTATCCAGCAACTGAACACCACAGCCAGCGCATGACAAAGCAGATGGCTCGCCAGCGCCAGTATGCTGATTTAACGGGACGGTCTCTTTCATGGTCTTCCCACTCCATATCGCACTCACACGATTCGCATGAGATGGTGTAGTGATGCTTGTCTTCGCTTGTGAGGATGGTGTAGCAGCGGTGGCAGCGTTCACGCGGCATTGTCGGCATCCTTTTTGTTTTTGTAGTAAACAGCCCAGCCGATAGCATCAATTTTCTTCCGCCCTTTGGCGTCTACCAGGTAAATGCCATCACTACACGCGTGCTCCTCAGTAACTTGCTGCATCAGCGTTTCCAGCTCGTCATAAGTCAGAGCAGTTAGTTTGCGCCTGTCAAAGCCGTAGGTTTTTATTTTCATCGCGATTCCCTTATTCTGTCAGCCACAGCCCGGTGCAACCGTGCAACGTAATTGCAGGTTGTCACTTCGGATTCGGTCGGGATTTTATGGCGGCGGCGTTTCTGGCGGGGATACTTCAGCTTGGCGTGCTCACAGGCTAAGAAGGTGATGCTAATTTGCCGGCGCATGTCCACCTCTCGCAGATTTCAACAGCTGGTCAAACTGCCAGACGTTGCTGGTTCTCTTGCACTTCGCGACGATATCTTCTTGCGGCCTCTGGTTCCTCGGAGTTTCCTCGTATGAGATGCCGAACTTTGGATAGCGGTACGCAAGGCGGTATTCGTAGCAATTACTGCCCTTAACCTTCTTGCGGCGTGTGATGCCACGCTTAAACGCTGTCGAGATAATGTTGCTGCGTGATGATTTGCCGCTGACTCCGGCGCCTGCAAAGTACAGTGAGATTTCGGTGTTGGTCATTGGCCCTTCCGACTTCATGAGGGCAACTAACATATCAATCTGCACGTCAATTACGGTTTTCTCGCTCATGCTGCTCTCCTGTTCTTTTCTCCCCAGCGCTGCGCCCACTCGAGCTCTAGCCGGGATTCGTCGCTAAACTTCACGTTCTGCTCTGTGCCGAACCAGTAAATCGCCTCGATAACCTCAACCATCTCGCTTACCCGCATCTTGCTTGTACGGGAGCCGAACATGACTACGCCGCCGCCGATACCGGGTGCGGTGCGTTGCTGTTCGTTTTTGGATTTCGCTACGAGCGCGGTGATGAGGTCTTTCCAGTCCTCTTTGCTGTATCGCTCGCCGAACCAGATAACCTGATTCGCAAGGTCGGTTAGAAGCGGCCACATACGGTCGTTCTGCGACTTTGTGCGCTTTCGTTCCTGGATGACTATTTCGAGTGGCTTATCGGGACTGGCGGGGAGTTGCTGGATGGCTTCAATGCAGTTTCGTCGGATGCGGTCATCCCGCAGGTGGAATGTTATCTTCTCCATTCTGCTTGTCTCTCTTCAGTGCGTCGCCCAGCACCTTGCGCATCACCGCCGGGTAGCAGGTGAAGTCGTGGAACTTGCGGCCGTGATTGATTACTTCCTGCAGCAGGGCTTCAAACTCGTCATCTGGCAGGAGATATGTGGATTTCTTCAGAGGGATTACGTTGTTCATGGTTTCCTCCGGTGTTCATCTGTTTCCGGGATCGGGAATTGGCCGACAGGTGAGGCTTCGCAGCGAATGCACCACTTATTCCACCATGGTTGCCCTTCTCGGTATCGCTCAGGTGGCTTCTCCATTCCGCAGCGGTCGCAGCGGTAATAAGGCTCATGGTTCATGCTTCCTCCTGCTTGCTGCTTATCGCTGCCTGCCATGTCTGCCAGTGACCCTGTACGATGTCGCAAACGTAGCTGTCACCCACACCTCCTGACCCTGGCTCAATGTGTCCATGCGGGAATCGGTCTAAATCGGTTTTCTCGCCGCCACGCTTTAACCAGCTTTTTTCAAACCTCTGCCGCTCCAGCTCATCTTTGTCGCTCATTTCTTCTCTCCCATCACCGCGCCGCATCGCTGGCACATTAGGCACTCAAAAGTCTGACTGCGATATTTTTCTGCCATTGTTAACCAGTCACTGCACTCCGTGAAATCCCAGCGAGTAAACCTAGATGGTATCTGCGTCACACCTTTAGTTATCACTGGCGTGAATTTGTGCCCGAAGATGCGGCCCATGAGGCCTGTGCATTTGGTCACTCTTTTCCTCCTCGCTCGCGTTCCTGCTGCTCCAGTACAGGGAGTGCCGGTACGGGAGGAATTACATAGAGTTGCTTATCCCAGTTCTCCTCGATATCAAAATCAGCAGGTTCAGCAGTTAGCGCTGCGAGAGCGATACGCAAAGCCAAGCCAGCTCGTGAGTATTCCGCGCTCTGCTCAATGCGGCTAATGCAGTAAGCGATAAGCGTTTCTCTCTGCGACTTGGTTATCGCGGGCATTTCGTAGTTACTCATTGGCGACTCCTGGATTGATGGGTTTTACGGTCTGCATGGTGCGTAGCTGTTGCAAGATGATTTCATTTCCTTTGCAGATGCAGCGGTTGCAAATTGCCACCTCTTCCGGTCCGGCAATGATCGTTTCGACATCGTCTTGCGATTTTCCGCAAAAATCGCAATGCCACTTGTTATTTTCTTTGCTCCTCAAAACCCACCTCCCCGCTTTTTGCCGCCTTTGTCGGAACGCGAATCGCCAGCCATTTCAGGTTCGAATACCTCTAGCCGGTAATTATCAAAGTCCGCTTTGTTGATGCCCGGAACCATGCAATCCCCAAAGACCACTTCGCCATCAGGTGTGAGTACGAATCGATGGCTCTTGTAATAGGTCACGGAGATTTCAGGGATCGGGCCGCCTTGAGGTACTTTTGACGGAAACTCATCGAAGTGCTTAATCAGGTATTCCATCGCGTCCGTATAAGCGACGCAGTCTTTGTAGCTGAGCGGGTAGTTCATTGGCTGCCTCCATAGCGCCAGTCGTTGGCCGGCTGCTCTTTGTTCTTGTTGTCGGAATACTGCTTAGCCGCGGTTTCCTGGTCGATGTTGACGAAGTGACCATTCTTCCAGCCCATGTAGAACGTCTTTGGCTGTCCGGAGCGGTATTTGCCGATGATGATTTCTGCCAGGCCTTTAAGGTCTGTATTCTCGTTGTAGACCTCATCGCGGTACGGGAAGATGATGACGTCTGCGTCCTTCTCGATTGAGCTGGAGCCAGCCAGGTCACCCATGTTTGGCCGCTTGTCGCCTCGCCCGTCGACATTGCGATTTAGCTGCGCCAGAAGCACTACGGGAACCTTGTTGCGCAGGCAGAACTGCTTCAGCTTGCGGGTGACTTCTGCAATCGCCAGGTCTGCACGCTCAGCTTTCGGCATGTCGATAAGGGTCAGGTAGTCGATAGCAAGAAAGCTCAGGCCGCCGTCCATGTTCATGCGCTCCGCCTGGCTGATGATTTCGTCGATGGTGAACGAGCCAACCAGAGCATGGTTGTTTTCATCAAGCAGGGTGCCGGTTGCGGTAGTCAGGCGGGTGTAATCCTCCTGAGTCATGCCCAGCGGGTTTCGCAGTGTTCCAATTGACAGCCCGCCACGGTCAGCGATGTGGCGCTCCACAACCTGCGTTTCTGACATTTCCATCGAGATAAGCAGCCCAGTACCCTTCTGTCGGCCGATTGAGTTCGCGATGTTGATTGCCAGCTCGGTTTTACCCATTCCAGGGCGACCGGCGATGATAATCAGGTCGGTGCGATCGAAGCCGCCATACTCGTTGTCCAGCGCCTCAATGCCAGTCTGAAGATACAGGCCAGACTCAGCACCCCTCATGCGATCTTCCAGCACATTCAGGTAGTCCTGAATCATGTCCCCAATGCGGCGAGGAAGTTTGTCGTTGGTTTCCAGCTGGAGCTTGGAGGCAAGGCGCGCAGCTTCTGCAATGCTTTCGTTCAGGTTATGCGGTGTAGCGCTGGCAAGCAGCTGTGCTGCCCTTGTCAGCTCTTCAGCGCCTTTGCGAAGCATCCAGCACTGGCGAACCTTCTTGGCCCATGCCTTGATGTTCGCGGCACTCTTACAGGCTGTCGCGATGCTCAGCACGTAATCACGGCTATCTGCCGGGATGGAATCGCGCACAGTGAACGGATCGATTGGCTCGGCTTTGTCCAGCAGGGTGACGATTGCCTGATACATGCCGCGGAGGTGATGATTGGCGAATGCCGCCACCGGGAGCTTGCTGGCAATGTCTCGGCAGTCGATGTGATCTCCCTTGATGAGCATTGCGCCGATCAGCTGCTCTTCGTAATCGAGGCTTTCCATGTCATTCCTCCTGGCTGATGATTTTGTCGATCATCTTCTGAGTTAGAGCAGTATCGATGCCGTATTTTTTGCCAGCATCGTTTTTCCCGCAGGCATAATCGGAAGGCGTGTAACCAAACTCGATATAACCATTGATGAACGTGTCAACGTTCTGAGGCGGACGCTTGGTCTCTTTGCAGTGCTCGAGGTGTGATTCGTAGAGTCGCTTAATTCCAGCAAGGGTGGTTTTGCTGATGCTTATCACGCGAGGCAGACCGTACTGTTGAGCTTTGCGGTTCCACGTTGCCTTGAATCGCTCTCGGTCGAATTCAAAGGGCTCAGAAGGTTTTCGCTTTTTCTTTTCAGGCTTATCAGACGAGTCCCCTTCAGGGGATATAGGGGTATTATTTAATTCTTGTTCTAGTAACTTCTTGTTCTGTTCATCGGATGGTTCATCGCGAGGTTCATCGGGTACAGCCCTTGAAGCCGCGCCAGCACTGGGTTTGATGTTATCGCGAGGTCTTTCGCGAGGTTCATCGGGTAAAACAGCCTGATATTCTGCGTAATTTGTTATGCAAACCACTGTTCCGAAACGAGTTCCTTTTGTGGTTATCATTCCCTCTCTGGCGAAGAAGTTAAGCATCCGGGTAACAGCCTGCGGACTCTTTTCCTTGTCATCCTGATCGCGTAATTTTCTCGCCATAATCGCCGCTGTCGTTACAAGCTCGCCGGGCTGAAGATTCCATGTCTTACCGGCAAACTCCACTGTACGAGGCCTATAAGCAGCATCACCGATAAGGCGTATCCACATGGCTAGCTTGGCTGTGTCTTTGGCCCAATCCTTAGACAGAAGGCTCCTGAACAGGGCAAAATGCCCCTGCTTTTGGTTTTCCATCCGTGAACTCCTGCGCTCATGTGCAGCGCTGAAATCGTATAATCTGGCGGTTGTCATTTCATGCTCCTGCGCGGGTCAAAAATTCGGAGGATTTCGTTAAATTGATCCACCGAGAAATCACATTTAAGTAGCTCATCCATAAAGCTATTAGGTAAAAACACGTACCCAGCTTCTGATGGACAGCGTTTAACTTCTTCCCGCGCCTTAGCTTTGAAAAGCTCGAAATCTTTAACGTTACTCATTTGCCCTTCTCCTTCGCTTTGGCCTCTTCCAGAATGTGCTTCAGTTTCTCCGCGACAGTCGGGTTGAAGCCTTTGCAGAACTCGATGCGGGCAAGGTTTTTGCGCATTTCTGCCTGGCGTAAAACGTGTTTCTTTGGCATAATCATCTCCGGGATATGCATCGTGGTTGTTGCCCCACCCTACGCCTCAAAGAGTTCATTGCTCTTTGGGGCGTTTCCTTTTGCGAGAAGCTGCGCCACCTGCCGGGCTAAATGAGCCATCTCGTCATCCACGACACCCCATTCCAGTACTGCCAGAAGCATCGAGAACTTCGGTATCCAGTCTCGTTTCCAGCGGCTTATCTGCGCCTTATCGACACCAACAGCAGCTGCTGTCTTTTCAGTGCCTAACAGGGCGATTTTGTTGAGCAAGGCGCTTTCAATGCGCAATGCCTCGTTGCGTTTCTTTGCATGATCCATTTCGTATGATTCCTTGGTGATAAGTTGTTGTTCAGACGTGACAAAGCCGCAGCTATTGCCACGAACGTTTTGTTGTTTCGTTTGAGTTAGTCGCCACGTTCTCGGTGGCTTCCGTAGGACTTCATGTCCGTTGTAAAAAGAGCGGGTACTGCTAAGCGGCTTTACTTTTTGAAGGTGGGAAAACATCATCTAGAGAACAATGGCATCCCAGCTTCTTTAGGCCTTCAACAATCAGTCGACAATCGTTGAGTCCAGGGGTACGGATATTCAGCTCATAGTTGGCAATTCGTGACTGTCCCCAACCAATCGCCGAAGCAAGAACAGCCTGCGAAACTCCGATTTTCTTTCGCTGCTGTGCAATGTTGTTCATTGCGTTCTCCTTGGCGTTAAACAGAACACCATTACACACAAAATGTGATTAACAGTCAACCTCAATTCGTGTACGGAGTGCAATCACGAACCGTGGTAAATTTATTGGATGAAAACAATGCATGAATTAATCGGGGAAAGGATTAAGTCCCTGCGTGAAGCAAAAGGACTTAGCCAGGTACAGCTAGCCAAACTTTGCGGTTGGGCGGCTCCGTCTCGTCTGGGGAATTATGAGTTAGGCACACGTAAGGTAAGTGCTGACGACGCGGTAATCCTTGGTTCTGCCCTTGGCGTATCACCAGCCAAGATCATGTTTGGTGATGAGTCTGATTCAGTTTTCAAACAATATGAATATCCATTGTTCGCGCACGTCCAGGCTGGCCCATTTGCCGAGGTCGGCAGCTACACGGCCAGTGACGCTAAGGCATGGGTGCCAACGACGAAGAAAGCCAGTGAGAAAGCGTTCTGGCTTGAGGTAAAGGGACATTCAATGACGGCACCACAGGGTGTGCGCCCGAGCTTTCCTGAAGGGATGCTGATACTGATTGATCCGGCTGAACCGGTAGAGTCGGGTGATTTCTGTATTGCATCTGCGAACGGTGACTCAGAAGTAACGTTCAAGAAGTACGAGCTGGACAGTGGCGTTAGTTACCTGGTGCCGCTGAACCCTGCATACAGGATTCTGGACTGCGACCACAGTATCCGCATCATTGGCAAGGTGGTTAAGGCTCAGTGGCCGGAAGAGACGTTTGGGTGATGAAATGAAGATTGGATACATCTTCCCTGCTGTTTGTGGGATAGCAGGGATAGCACTCCTGGTATGGTTCATTGCCAGCGGCGCCTGGATGCCAGGTGCTTAGGCCGGAAGAGACGTTTGGGTAAAATGAGGCTGAAGGGTTACAGGCCAATAAGCCTGATTGACTACAGCATCACTTGTATTCATAATCACACTTGAGATTACTAATTAGGTAGTCTGGGAGGTTGAGTATGTACAGCGAAAATAAAGCAGCTCAAATGGCTGGTTACCTACTGTTGAAACGTGGTGGGCGCATGGCATATATCAAACTCATGAAACTGCTTTACCTGGCTGATCGTGAGTATATGATCAGTTATGGCGACTCAATGACTGGTGACCGCGCAGTGTCCATGAACAATGGTCCTGTATTGTCACGAACCTATGACCTGCTTAAGTCAGGCAGCCCTCTTGAAGAATCACCTTGGGATGACTGGATAAAAGGTGAATCGAATTATGAGGTTTCAGTCAAAAAGCCAGTTCATGGGCTTGAAGACGATGATGCTTTCGATGAGCTAAGCCGAGCTGATATAAAAATTCTGGATAAAGTTTTCTCAGAGTTTGGTCATTATAAGCGCTTTGAGCTTTGTGAATTAACGCACCGAATTTGTTCTGAGTGGCAAGATCCTCACGGGTCGTCTGTTGCGATCAATCCAAAATCCATTTTCATGGCTGGCGGGAAATCTGAAGCGGAAGCCGAAGCTCTCCTTGATAGAATGAGAGCGCGCGACCAACTCAAAAAATTCAGCAGTGAGCTAGCATGACAGTTTACTCACCATACAGGAAAGGCACCGTATTGGCCCCTGTTGGTGGGTCTAAACATCTACATATCATTTGTAACGATCCAGTGTACCATCCTGTCCATGGTTGCGAATGCGTACTGGTCGTTAATATCACCACGGTATATCCGGCTCCAGTACACCACGATCCAGCATGTATTTTACGTGCTGGAGAGCACCCATTTGTGCATCATGACAGTTATGTTTTCTATGCCGATGCTATTGTATGGAAAGTCCCTAATGTGGTTTCTAGGGAAGAAAGCGGAGAATTGGAAAAACACGCTGATATGGAAGAAAGCGTTTTTCAGCGTGTACTATCAGGATTCGAATCTTCTGATTTTACACCTAACAAGGTGCTAAAGTTTTATCGCCAACACTGCAAATAAACCCGGCCACAGCGCCGGGTTTTTTATTGCGCCGATCCCCATATGACCGCCACCCTATCTCGTTGATATACCAGTAGAAGATCTCAATACCTTCAGTTTTGCCCGCCACACCGATCCCTATGGTTAACGATGTCATTAATGGTAAACGGTTTACCAATGGTGAACTCGTTGCCACTCCTGCACCCGCCACCGCACCGGGTTTTTCATGCCCACCCCTAAAGCTATCTCCTGCCGTGCCGATAACACTAATGTCCAGAGAGACACGGCCTCAGGGCCGGAACAAGCTGATTGTCCGCATCACTCTTGCCCGCCGTGTGCGGGCTTTTTTTGCCGCTTACGCTTGCAGGTAAAAAAATATCGGCCAATAATGAAAGTGAAATATATCCATCACTTTGCTTGTTGCTCGACAAGTTACCGCCAGCGCTGGTCTGGCGGTTTTTTTTGCCCGCAATCCTGACCTGCACCGTCAGTGCGTCGTCGACAGCAGAGCCAGCGCCATCTGCACTACTATGTCATCTGCTTTATCAGCATAAAGACCTGTTATCTTCTCCTTTATTGCCAGATTAGTTATCGCCCGCCCCTCCCTCAGCAGCTCCATAGTCCCCCTACCAAGAACCTCTCCCACCTCAGGCATCATCTTCCTGTGCAAGTCAGCCACATCTTTGTTTCTCATGCCACCAACCTCCTCCTGTTAAGCCATGAAATCTTAGCACTGAGTCGAGCGCTGTACGGGTTTTTTGCGGCTGTAGAAAAATAAATACACAAAAAAATCACACACATAGCGTGTCATATTAAATTTATACACAATTTGTGATTGACCATTAAATCACAATATGTGAATATCTCTCCATCAGCAGGACGCTGGCGCAGTACGAAACGGATAGCAGCTCTTTGTAACAACGAGCGGGAAGCTCTACGGAAGGTGCCGAGAACGCACCGAACTCAAACAGTGGTTACTGAGTGCATTGTTGCGACAGTGCAGCCAGTAACTAACCGGAGGATTTATGGCGAACATCGTCTATGGCAAATCACTTAACCCTGTTGGAAAAGATAACGCGAAGTCACGCCGCAACGCTCGCCGGGCTGAAGAGGCTATTAAGGCGCGTGAGATTGAAGCGATTCTGGCGAGCGCATTTAGTCAGGAAGCGCCGCAGCGTCGCGTGGAACTGAGCCGCGCTGAGATTGCCTGCAAACGGCCGGCAGCTGACCGCGTAGTCAAGGCTGTAGAAACAGAGACGGAGTATCACAAGCAGATTCTGGCGGGCGCTGAGAAGTATGTCGGCGGCCAAATCGAAAACGGCATGTGCCTGCCGCAAGTTTCCATCTACGCAGCTGGCTATCGCAAATCTAAAGACATCGTAACGGCACGGTAACTATCTATGAACCAGAGCAGAATCACGGCAGCCCGACTTAGGGAGCAACTCACCTACGACGAAGAAACCGGGGTGTTTTGCTGGAAGATTCAGAAGGGATGGAAGTTCCCCGGAGATGTGGCCGGGTACATCCGTCAGGACGGATACGTTTATATCAGGGTTGATGCAATTCTTTATGCCGCGCACCGTCTTGCCTGGCTATACATGTACGGTGAGTGGCCTAAGGAATGCGTTGATCACATCAACAATGTCAAAAGCGATAACAGCAAAAATAACCTTCGAGCTGCTACCAATCAGGAAAACATGTGGAATCGTGTTGCGCAGAAAAATAACACCTCTGGATATAAAGGTGTTGGCTTCAACAAGCAAACGAAGAAGTGGAAAGCCACGATCAAATGCCACGGTGTAAAGATTCCACTGGGCGAATTCAAAACGCCTGAGGAGGCCCACAAGGCTTACTCGGAGGCATCTGAGAGACTTCACGGAAAATTTTCAAATACGGGCCTGTAAGGCCTTTTTACTGGAGCCCACCATGATCAACATGGTGGCGGGTTATTTAGGAGGGTGAGATGAGTGAATTTAAGGGCACGCCGGGGCCTTGGATTGCCATTGAAAAATATATTGATGAGCCACTTAACATCACTGATAGCAATGGATTTAAGGTTGTATCAGCTGAGAGGGTAGCAATATTGGATGGATGGGATGAAAAGGGGTTTCAGCATTGGGGAGATATTGGCGGGCACCGTGAGTTGAACCCAACTGAATATAAAGCAAACTCGCACCTCATTGCCGCAGCACCTGAGCTTCTTGAGGCGCTGCAGGCAATGCTTAACAAGGCATACAAGCAGAACTGGAATGACCAATATCCAGATGAAATAGAGACGGCTCAGGCTGCTATAGCCCGAGCATTGGGCCAGTAACCACTACAGGAGAGAGAGTATGCAATGCATTGTTTTGCTCAACGTAGATGACCCTGAAGACGCGGAAATCGCTAAGGATGCATTCGGCGACAACCTGGTATTCGACAGTTACAACGAAGCTGATGACTGGTGCGCCCGAAATGCAGCAAGGACCTGGCTGAAAGTCATCAACCTTGATGACGACGACGACGATGACTGATAGCAGCGCAATGGCTTGTCACGACAGGCCATGACGGTGCTAGTCACCAACGCCTTTAGAGGGCTTGAGATAACCAGACAGTAACACTCCCTATGGGCACCGCAATGGTGCCCATCTTTTTGACACCAACCAAATTTAATGAGGTATCCCCATGCGTCTTTCTTTCGCAGGGGCAGCATCGGGCTGCCCACAAAACACTATGTTCGCATTCAAATTAACCGGCGCAGACGTTATGTCGTGGAAGCCGAAGAGCCGCCTGCAGAAGCTTGTAGAGCGCCTTATTCAGTCAGTAACACAGGTCGGCCAGCCATGAACGCGCCGGCAGCAGCAGAGCAGTACCGCAAGCAGCAGGAAGCAAAGGAGCGCGAGGAAAAGCAGCAGGAAGAGTATGAGCGTTTACGAGGCTTTGACTTCCTCCGCGCGCTTTATGAAATGGCATGCCCGGGAGTGAAAGAATGAGTCTCGCAACCACTATCGAAGAAAGCCGAGCAATGCGCCGGCAGCATGTTCTAAGCGCCCTTCATTATCGCCGTAACGGCATGCGCAAGTCGATGATCGCAGCTCTAAACCTTTCCCGCTGCGAGCGTATCAACAGCAAGTATTTTCTCGGGCCGTGCCCGTTCTGAGGTCTAAATGGAAACGAAGAAAGTTTACGCCGCCATCAGCGCAGTGGCTAAAGAGCTGGCTGAGCAAGGAATCAGGAAGGACAGCCGCAACTCTCAGCAGGGATTCATGTTCCGCGGCATCGACGCCGTTTATAACGCACTGGCACCGGCACTGGTCAAACATGGCCTGCTCATCCTGCCGCGCATTACAGAGCGCACCGTAACTGAGCGAACAACGCAGAAAGGCGGCGTCCTGTTCTATGTAGTCGTCAAGGCTGAGTTCGATTTCGTTGCCACGGAAGACGGCAGCACGCACACGGTTGTGACTTATGGCGAGGCTATGGATAGCGGCGACAAAGCAACGAATAAGGCTATGTCGATCGCCTACAAATATGCTGCGTTTCAGGCGTTCTGCATCCCAACGGAAGAGACGGCTATTGATGCTGACGCAGAAGTTCACCACGTCGCACCACAGCAGAAGTCCGCGCCGACGCCAGAAGCGATCCTGAAGGCTTTCACCGAAGCAGCACAGAACAAACCAAACCTTCCTGAACTGAAAGGAGCTTTCGCTAAAGCCTGGCAGATGCTGGACGGTACGCCAGAGCAATCTAAGGCGCAGGAGGTATACGAAATTCGCAAAACCGAGCTTGAAGGAGCTACAGCCTAATGCCAATTAACACGATCACAATCTCAGGCAACGTCGGTAAAGACGCCGCCCTGCGCGTCACGCCAAATGGTAAGCACATCGCGACGTTCTCCCTGCCGGCCAAGTCAGGCTTCGGAGACAACGAGAAAACGTCCTGGCTGCAATGCAAGATGTTCGGCGCGATGGCTGAGAAGCTATCTGCCTCAATCCTGAAAGGCGCAAAGGTCACTGTGACCGGTGAGTTTGTCATTGAGGAATGGGACAAGAACGATAGCAGCAGAGCCTCGATTCCAACCATCCTCGTGCGAGACATCGACCTGCCACCAAAGCAGAACGGCCAGCAACCGCGTCCGCAGCAGCAGGCTGGGCAATCTACTCCACCGGCAAGTAACGAGCCGCCAATGGATTTCTCGGACGATATCCCCTTCTGATTTAACCCTCCACTAAGGCACCTGTATGGACTTAACACCGCTTGAATCGGCGCATTACGCACGCCTGTCAGAAATACAAAAGGAAAGGTTTCTGTGGCGCACAGAGCAGATGACGCCGCATCAGAGGAAATGTCAGCAGGTTGCCTATGCCGCAGCAGAGGCGGCGAGAGCAGCCAAGGAAGGACGAGAGCACGAGCGCAGGTTAACGCCGGAGCGGAAAGCTGAAGTGCACAGGAAGTGCCTTCACATCCGAATCCATCGGCTGACTGCGATAAGCCCCGCCCTGCCGCGCATCATCGTCACGAAGCCGGGCGTGCTGTGGATGGACTACCAGAATGAGCGGCGCGGGAGGTTTGGCGCTGTGGTTCAGGACTAACTATTTCGCCGCTCAGCGGCACAGGAGATGACAGATGGTTAAAAGATACGATGTTTTTACGCAAGACTTATACCCATCTCCAGATGGGGAATTTGTTTCTTTTGAAGACTACGCCGCCCTGCAGCAAAAGCTGGATGCGCTGGAGCCCAAACCCGAAACTCCCTCGCCGCTGAAGGTCGAGCTGCCGGAGGTTGAAAAGTGGCGCAGCATGGACCAGGTGCGAGCGCAGATGGCTTACCGCGAGCTGGTAGAGAAGGCGCTGGCAGCAGACGGTTTCGAGGTGAAATCATGAAGCATTACACAGAAGCAGAGCGCGCGGCGCTGTTAGCCGAAATTAAATACAATCGGGAAAATTGCTTTTGCAGCGATAAAACCCTGGAACTTTTTTCTGTAGCGGAATCAGCCCTGACAACGCCGCCCGTTGCCGCGCTGAAGTTTCCTGAGCTTATTTCTGATGCGGTTAATGAGGCAGCCTGGTTGCTACATGACAAGCTGGCAGAAGGCGGTCCGCTCACCGGCCATCAGTTCAACAACCTTAAGGGCAGCTTTTACGAAGCTATGAAAGTAGCTTTGGGCGCGCCAGCAGAGGGGAATAAGTGATGGACAAGCTGAATGACCTAATTTCAAAAGCATGCCTGGCTAGCGAGCTTGGTAAAAAAGGCATAACTGTCGATCTGACTATGCTGTCGCAGGTGCGTGATGAGTTTTGGTCGCTGAAGAAGCGCGCAGAAGCAGCCGAGGTAAGCGCTAAAGAGTGGAGGAGTAAGGCGGGCAGCCAGTGCGCTAAGCGTGAAGTAGCAGAGGCGACAATGAAGCAGCAGGACGAGCTAATCCTGAGCCACCAGGAGACTATCCGGCAGCAGACGGCGAGGCTGGCTGAGCTTGAGAAGCAGGAGCCTTTTGCTTACACGGATAATGAGCAGGTTGCTGATTTGCATAAAATAACTTTTGCGGAGATTTACCCGCCACACGATTCATTCAAAGGAGACCCTGATTGGTTGCCGCTTTACCTTCGCCCCGCGCCCGCCGTCAGCCTGGCGGAGCTGGTGCCGGAGGACACTAAGCGAATGGACTGGCTTATATCTAAAGCCGTTAACGTGCGTCAACCACTGCCGTACGGAAGCCACAACATTTTCTGGTCGCAACAAACCAGTGATGACAGTGATGAAAATTACACCACTGATTTGCGTGAGCAAATTGACGCAATCCTGCGCAAAATTGAGGAGGCGGAATGATTAGCAATGAGAGGCTGGATGAAATTGCCTTTGGTGATGACTGGTATTCGCCGGAGGTGAAGGAAGCGATGGTTGAGCTGCTGGCGCATCGCAACACGAAGCCGGCTGCATGGATTGCTGCGGGAGAATACGCGATATTGCGCAGGCTAAAGCAGCACAGCGCAGTCGAGGTTGGATTGTTTAACGCGCAGAGATTCAGTGATGACACTCCGCTTTTCACTTCGCCTCATGTTCCGGCAGGATGGAAAATTGTACCCGTCGAGCCGACAGAAAAGATGGTAACTGCCGGATTTGAGTCTGCGCCGGATGAGTCATTTAGCCCTCAAGCAGAGTGGGAAAAATATCAGGCTATGAGCGGATGTGAGCAGGCGGCGCACAGGGCAAAACTTTGTTATGCGGCAATGCTGGCAGCAGCACCTTCCCCACCTGACAACCTCTGATATACTGTTCGCATAAACAGTATATTGGTGGGTATATGCGCAAATTCGTCAGCGCCGGTGTCGCATTCTACATGCTCGATAGGGGTGAGCGTCTCACGAAGAACGAGCTTTACCATATCTATCATCCGGTTCGATTCGTCATCTGGCCCCGCGGCGATAAGTGGGATGTGCTTGAGCGCGTCGGGAATGAGTGGTTGCGATTAACGGACCGCCTATTCGATAGCGAGAATGCAGCCTTCGTGTTCGCGTATGAGAAGTTCTGCGATGACCAGGACAGAGAGCGACGAAAATAGTTAAAGAGATGACCGCCCAGTGAGGCGGTTTTTTTACGCCTTTTTGTGGAGCCTATATGATTTCGATATATGAACGAATAAAGAAATACAGCCTACAAAAACCGAACGGATGCATAGCATGGACTGGCAGCCTAAGTGGTCATGGAGGGGCGGCTATTTTCTACAATAAGAGGTCTCAATCAGTGGCGAGAGTTCTTTATGAATTGAATTTTGGCGAGATACCAAAAGGAGTGATGGTCAAAAGAAAGTGTCGTGACATCAAGTGCGTTAACCCAGATCACCTTGAGCTTTATGACCCGGCAGATGTTCAAGCCAGATTATTGAGTTTCGTATCCAAATCGACAAGTGGGTGCTGGAACTGGACTGGGTCTAAAAACCCTGACGGATATGGGAAAACACATTTCAACGGTTCTGACCTAAGAGCACATAGACTTTCTTACGAACATTATATAGGTCCAATTCCAGAAGGAATGTTGGTAAGGCATAAATGTGACAACCCTTCCTGCATAAACCCCGATCACCTTGAGATAGGGACGACACAAGACAACGTAAACGACAGATGCTTACGCAAACGGTCAAGAGTTCTGCGAGGAGAGAATGTTAAAACGTCAAAGCTTACCGCTGCGTTAGTGAGAGAGATATTAACATCGGAATTATCAGGCCCGAAGATGGCCAAAAAGCTGGGAGTCGCCAGGCAAACTATCGACCGCATACGCCGTGGTGAGTCATGGGAAGATGTTTATAGAGAGGTGAAAGTAAATGGCTGACATAGCAGATATTGCATCAGAAATTACGGAACAAAACATTGAAATGTCGCTTCAGCAACGCCCGTTGCCGCAGATGACTTACACAGGTGAATGCCATTACTGCGAGGAGTCGATCGACAAGGGGCATTTCTGTAGTCATGAGTGTAGAGAGGACTCTGAAAAACTAGCTCGTGCGAGCATGTATCGGAGGATCTAATGGGAAAGAAAATTTCTTACAGGGAAAAGGCGTCTATTGACCGGATTAGGGAGCTATTCACCTACGAACCTGAAACTGGTGAGTTTTACTGGACTGACAAGTGCGCCAAAAACGTTAGGCCAGGAAGGCTAGCTGGCTTTAGGGATAAGTGTGGGTACTGGGGGCTCACTATTGACTCTGTCATGTATAAAGCACACAGAGTGGCGTGGGCATACGTATACGGAGAGTGGCCGGCATTAGATATTGACCATATAGACGGGCAGAGAGGAAATAACAGCATTAACAATCTCAGGCTGGCCACGAACCGTCAAAATCAAGCCAACAGAAAAGCAGCGTTTGGTAAGTCGATTTATAAAGGAGTTTGCTTCCATAAGGCGCATAAGAAATGGATGGCGCAATTGAAAAACAACGGCGAGACGGAGTTTATTGGTTACTTTTCTTCACAGGAGGAGGCCGCCCTTGCTTATAACAAGCGCGCCATATCAATCCATGGAAACTTCGCATCACTTAATGTCATTGCTCAGCCTGAGCCGGAAATAACCCCATTCAAGCGTGAAGCAGAAAAAGCCTTTGATAGCTATATGGATGAGATAGTCCATTGGGCAGGAAAGACCGGTAAGCGCCGGATAATTTGGAGCCAACCACGATGCGATATGGCTCGAGAGGTGTGGATGGATTGCATGGAGAAGCAGTATGACCGCCTAAGCACCAATCTTTCTATAGCTCAAGAACAATCCCCCACATCACCCTGAAGCAACCCCCTCTCACCCTATTCACTATCGCGCTCTAACAGGTCAGATCAAACCAGCCTGTTTTGGTCCCTATTTTTAAATTATCTCACTGATATATATAGATTATATCGGGTGATCAAAGTCGCGCTCTGCGTGAGGAGTTGTTATGTCCAGAGAAGAAGCGCTGGCGAGACTCAAGGAACTCCAGACCCTAGGCGATATAGAACTGGCGCACGCCTATGCGGACGATGTTATTTGCGATCTGCTGAAGTCGATGGGTTACGAGGATGTTGTGATCGAATACGACAAAGTCGATAAGTGGTTCGCATGAACACCATCAGCGACATCTCCCCCGGCGAGTTCCTTATATGGCTCGCCGTTTTTATTTGCTTAGCCGTGGCCTGGTACTGGCCGGATAAGGAGTAGATATGAGCCTTGATGTAATGCCCATTTCAGCATACTGCCAAACCACAGGAGAATCGGAGGATGCCATTAACAAACGGATACAAAGGAAGATCTGGAGGATGGGGGTTCACGTATTAAAAGTGGACGGCGTCCGGGAGCGCTGGATTGATACAGAAGAGGTGAACCGATGGGCAAGAAGCAGCAAGGATCCGCTTTACCGCGCGGAATAACCGTGCGGCGCCATAAGACTGGCGAAACGCTGCAGCTGACATTTACCTTTAATGGCGTTCTGTGCAGAGAGCCATTATCGGGGATGGAAGTGAATGCACGAAACATAAAGTACGCCGAGCGGTATCTGGGAGAGATTCAGAACCGCATTGCGTCGGGGGATTTTAACTACCTGCAGTACTTCCCCCGCTCTAAAAAGGCCGCGCTGTTTGGGCATCAGAAGAAGAAAAAGACGGTAAAGGACTACCTTGAGGAATACCTGGTTATCAGCGAAAACCGCAACCTGTCACCCTCCACTCTGGACGGCTACAGGAAGTGCCTGCGCTCGCTCAGGGTGCTTCACAATATCTACGTGACGGAGCTGACGCCGGCAGCGCTAAAAAGCTGGGTATCGACACAGAAGACAAAGCTGAAGACCATCCGAAACCGGCTGTCGTTTTTGCGCAGCGCCATTGATGAGGCGGTGACGGATGGGCTTATCAGTGATAACCCAGTCTCGCACATCAGCGCATCGCGCTACTTCTCTGTTGAGTATGGAAACACAGAGGAATACGAGGTTGACCCATTCACTCCTGCGGAAATAAGCATCATCTATATGCACTGCCTCTATCCACAGTGGAAAGCGACATTCCAGTTTGCGCTGAACACTGGCGTGCGCCCTTCCGAGCTCTGCGCGCTTCGGTGGAGGGATATAGATTTCGAAAGGAAGACAGCGTTTGTGCAGAACGCCGTTGTTGAGGGTGTGGAGAAATCTACCAAGACGCGCGCCGGCACAAGGAAGATAGATTTGAACGAGGAGGCGATCGAGGCGCTCGGCATCATGAAGCAGTTCACGCAGCTTAAGAGCGAGTTTGTTTTCGAAGACCCGCGCACTGGCGAGCCGTGGGCAGGCTCTGATGCTATCCGGCAGAAGGCATGGCGCATCATCATGCGCGAGTCAAAGCTCAGGTATCGCAATCCGTATCAGACACGTCACACGTTTGCGACGATGCATATCAGCTCTGGTGCAAACCTGTTCTGGCTCTGTAAGCAAATGGGACATAAAGGACCGGACATGCTGTTCAGAAATTACGGCTCTTACCTGGTCGATTACGACGGACATCTGTCGAGGCCGGGGATCAAAACCGGAAGTGATTAATGGGGCAATTTGCAGAAAAATGCACGTGTAGTGCACGTGAAAAAGGATCCTTTTATGAAACCATTATCTATCATGAGGTTACGAAGATATGAACGCGGGTTCGAATCCCCCTCTCACCGCCATCATTTCAGAGAAAAGCCTGAACTTACGTTCAGGCTTTTTTCGTTTATATCTCTCAGTAAGAGGGGTATGAGACCCCCGCCGGGGTTCGACAACAGGCGCAGCCCGTTGGACAGCGGAGCCTGCGACGCTGCCCGCAGAGCGAGCGCAGCGAGTCAATCCCCCTCTCACCGCCACAAATTCAAGAAAATACAGGCACGAAATTTTATTGTTCATATTTTTTAATGAGTTTCATTTGTTCTTTTAAAACAGCATATTTTCTCAATTTTTTTGAAAAAGAAATTGCCCAAAAAAGAGATATGAAATTTTCAATAAAAATGTAAGCAAACCTTAAGATTACAATAATAATGATGAACATTAAAATTATTGTGGATATGTTTATAAAGTTCAAAGGGGAATGATAAAGGGTTAAAATTGAATTAAAAACGCTAATACTGTACCACGCCAAAAAAGCAAGAAATAGAGTATAAAAAAATATGTGGCCCGTCACTTTTTTTAATGAACAAACAGGCATTTCATCCCGTTTATAATTGAAAATCTGATTACAGTCAAGGAAAGATAAAAAACCTGTACTATTCATTCGAACATTATTATCATAAATGTAACTAAACAGAACCCTTAATACAGGTAGAGGATAAAATAAACCATACTGCCTAAGTTTTAGCTCCTTTATTAAAATATCATATTCCCCATCAACATCATTAATTTCACTAATTATCTTTAGCGCAATAACCTTATCGTCTACAGACAACCTAATAAAACCAGATGAAAGATTCATTTTGAAAATAAAGACAAAAGGGAAGCAAAGGCGTTTTATTAAGCGAGCCAGCCATAAAGCAGCAGCAACAAATAAAGGACCCGTAATAGCTTTCAAGTGGTCCTCGAACAACCAAGAATCTTTTATAGTATCTATTATATTCATTATATTCATTCCTTTATATTAAGAATCTCACCGCACAGACGTAGCTCCGGAGGCTCTGCCATTTTGATACGCCCAATGCGTACAGGTAACGTCCCCTCCCGCTGGCATAGATTCTTAATAGCGTGCCACTCTTCAGTTTCTGATTCCATATGTGTCGTAACCGAGTCGAAAGCACCCTCGGCAATAATGATGGCAGGCTCTTTATCTGATTCCTTGTCGGCCGTCACTACGTCATGTTCATCAGAAAGTTCGTCTTTCAGTTCAGCCAGACTGGCTTTAAGTTCATTAAGACTACTGGCGGCATCCTCCGGCGCATAAAAAAAGAGGCCGCTAATGAAAGTAGCTTCCATGACTTCCCTAAAACAAAAAGATGTGTCGCCATAAATGAAGCTGCTATGCCCTGCACTTTTCACACCTGATACATTTTTGTTCAGCAATTTATCTTTTGCGGAGTCAATCAATACCTGTTTATTATAAAGGATAACAGGCAGATTTTTAACTTCATGAATGTCGCCGCTAATGCTCCAGCGCTCTTTATCTCCCTTAATGAAGCCGGAAGCGCTACAGCTCGTTTCGATGTCAAACTCCTCGGTTGGGATGCGCTCACGGTTAAAATAGCTTGTAAGATCTTCTCCTTCTTCCATGTCCTGATATTGATAAGCGCGATAAACTGAACTATGGCGGTCAATTCCAATCCATTCGATATCCCAAGTGGCGGGTCCCGATGGTTTTCGGACCTCATCAATATAAGCGCCCACATCTCTGTCCAGATAAGCGGCTAACAACGCCTTCCAGGGTTCTATTGCCAGAAATATGCTTGCCAGCGCTGTTCCTTCCTCTATCAGAACATCGTGGTGGAAAAAACGAAGAAGAAAGAATGGATCGGTACTGGCTACTGCGTTCTGTATCGAGAGCAAGGGAACCGCTGTCGTTTCATCGTATGTGGATTGAAATCGCAATATGGCATCCGAACAGAAAATTAAGTTTCCTTCCATCGATCTCTATCTCCAGATGTTATCAGACCGGGCATTTTACCAAACCAGAAAGCGTTATCGCATACTGGTTTTGCCAGAGTGATGCCCTTGTAAAATAAAACAAGGTGCCATTTGGAAATGTCACCCATAAAAAAACCCGGCTTGCGCCGGGTTTTGCTTGCTACACAGACTTACTCAAATCAATCAACCATACGCATGCAGCGTGTGCTGACAGAGCGCCGAACGCACGCAGTCATCTTTGCCGAAGCGTACAATACCGACCATCTCGTCCTCTTCGAACCGCGCCAGCGCGTCCGCGAGACCGGAAGGCACCCCAGCGGGCAAGTCGCACTGGGTAATATCGCCGTTAACAATCACCGTGACGTTTTCGCCAAGGCGCGTCAGGAACATCTTCATCTGGGCCGCGGTCACGTTTTGCGCCTCATCGAGGATCACCACCGCGTTTTCAAAGGTACGACCGCGCATATAGGCGAAAGGCGCGATTTCCACCTTGCCGATTTCGGGTCGCAGACAGTACTGCATAAAGGAAGCGCCAAGACGTTTAACCAGAACGTCGTAGACCGGCCGGAAGTACGGAG